ACCCTTGGAGATGCACGGGAGCATGCGCACAGAGTTGAGGGTGATAATTTCGTCGTCGGTGAAGTTCTTGACATCCATGGTTGTTCCTTTCATTTAGTTCATGAGCATTTCGATGCGGTTGATCGCCGCTACCTCGGAGCTGAACACGCCGCGGAATGACTCGCAACCGAAATCAGGGTCGACCTCGGCGAGGAACACCTTGTTGGTGGATGTGTCGTGGCGTACGACGAACGTGTGCGTGTAACCGAGTACGTCCTGCTTGGTGATCTCGATGGGTTTCATTTTGCTCCTCCTTCTGGTTGACAAGGTCATTATCCCACGGACCGGCATACATGTACATACCTATTTTCAAATAAATCAAAAAAGTTTTCGACGAATTTAAAATAGCTGTGTGCTTTCGTGTAGCTATCGGGTAATATAATCTTGTCAACCACGAGGAAAGGAAACACAATGACTAAGACTTTCGATGATGCCGTCAAGCTCGAGTACAACGCTTTCGCCCAGCCGTTCAATGAGGCATATGAGATCATCAACGGCAATCGTTACGTGAAGATCATCCTTGACGACAACTGCGTGCGTTACGTCCGCCGTGGATGCAAATCCGGCAAGTGGGTACTGATGGGCCGCAAAGAGTTCACGAACGAGCACAAGCAGCTTTGCATCAAGAACGCCCTCAAGTGGGTCAACGCCTAATAGCATTACGTGTGATAAAATAGGAGGTGCGGTTTTGGGCCACCGCACCTTCCTCCTTTGTGGGGAGAACGCCCCAGATGCAATTGAGCGTCTGGGGCGTTCTTCTATTTCTATGCACCTGTGACGACATCGACATCGGCGTTGCCGATCATGCGCATGCACACTGGGCACGGTGAGATCTCACCCGGCGGGATGCGCTCGCCTGTCTCGAGGTCGACACCAGCCAAGTACAATGTCGCGCCGATCATCTCAGAACGTGAGGCCGACAGCATGGCGTTCATCTCGGCGTGTACTGCCGGGCATGAGCCGTAATCGCCGTCGTTATGCCCGTGCCCGCAGCGGTGGCATACACCCGCGTCAATACAATTGACATCACCGCGGGCGGCGCCGTTGTAGCCAGTCGCGATGATCTCGTCGTTGGCCACAATCACGGCGCCGTAGCGGCGGCGCAGGCACGTCGACCTGGCCGCCACCGCAAGCGCGATGTCGAGGTAATACTCGGCTTTACTAGGCCTCGCCGGTCGATCCGAAAGCACCGTCGCCCCTCTCCTCGCCCAACTGCTCGACGAAGTCGGCCAGCACGATGGGCATGACGACGAGCTGGCCGATACGGGTACCGCCGGGGACTTTCTTGAGCTTGTCCGTCAAGTTGGTGACGATCGCGTGCACCTCTCCGGTATAGCCGGAGTCAATCGGCGGCAGCTCGCAGACGAGACCCTCGAGGCTCATGCCCGATCGGGGGAACACACACGCCATGACGCCGTCGGGCAGCTCGAGCGAGAAGCCCAGCGGGATGCGACGGGTCTCATGCGGCTTCAGGGTCTCGCCGAATGTGGTGTAGACGTCGGCACCGGCGTCGTTGTAATGTGCACGGGCCGGGAGCTTGATGTCGGCGTCCTCGGCGATGCGGTTGATCTTAATCTTCATCGTTTACCTCCATGACAATGGCGTTGTTGAGACAATATTCGGAGACGGCAGGCCTTGGCTCATCAGACGACATCGCGATGCGTTCGATCTCCGAGATATGGGCTAAAAACTTCTCGATGTCGAGCTTGAGGCGTGGCGCCGCCTGCTTGCAGCACCAGACTTCGCGGACGCGGTCGATGTCTTTCTCATATGCGTGGAGCGATACCGCGAAATGCGTATACTTGCCGTAGCCGACGCCGAGCTCGTTCGCGATGTGCTTCTGTAACTCCGTGAAGAACACGACATCATAGGGCGTGCCGAGCCATACGTCGTTGGAGCGCATGATGCCGGTGCAATCGAGCTTGCCCCCGCGGAGCTCGAACACAAGTGCGATAGTGCAGATCTCGTCTTTCGTCTCGAATCGCTCGGGGTTCGGCACATTGAAATTGATGACCGCGCGTCGTGAATACGGGTCGCGCTTGAGCGTGTCGATGACCTGCGCGACCTGGTCGAAGCCATAGCGGTTGAATACGATGGCGCCGTACGCAGACCGGTTCGTCACGCCGTCGTCGCTGATATGCTCCCAAAATGACGAGAACTTCGAGATGAATTCGACATCTTCGCGGCCGGTGAAATACCATGCGAGCTCACCCAACATGTACGATAGCGAATAGCCCGTGCGTGCCGTCGCAATGTTGTCCGTGATGTCAAGCAACGTGAAACCGCTGTTGAGCATTTCCTTGGTACCTGCCACCTCGTGGCCCTGCACCGAGATTTTGCCGCAGAGTTGGCGGTAGATGTCGTTCATCGACTTGTCTACAACATGCATTTGAGCACCTCCACCATGGCAGTCGCCGGGTTGTTGTCTTCGAGCACAATCGCATTGTCATGTTTTTCGGCCCACTCCTGATAACGCTTGTAGATCTCGACGATGTTCGGGCAGACGACATCGGCGTACTCGTCGCCGCGTTCGTTCAGGCGGCTGATCACGACGTGGAGCGGCGGCAAAAGCACGATGATCGGGATACCGACGAGCCCGCAAAACTCCGTCAGCGCCTCTGCGTCGCCGTTGCTGATACGGGGCTCGCGGCCAAACAGGTCGGAATACACTTGCTCAGACACCCAGCAACGGTCGATGATGACGCCGTCGCATGCGAGCTTCTGCTCATACTCACGCGCGGACTGGCCGCCGTTGGCGGTCATTTTCAGAATGTTCATGTCGAGCGCTCCGGCCAATGACTTCGCAAGCGTGGACTTGCCGGCGCCGTCAGGGCCTTCGATGATGATGGGCATGGTTTACTCCTTTACGAAAATGCGTACGCGTTTGCCGTTGACACGGCAGGTCTTGCTTGTCAAGCCATAATGCTTGTTGGCCTGGCGGGTGAACTCGTTTTGGCCGAGCGGCTTCAGGTTGTTCCTGATAGCCCAGGCCATATAGTAGTCGTATACCAATGCCGTCGACTCGTTCACCACCTCGTCGACGGGCGTGTCTTCGAAATAACCGAGGACGGGGTTGTTGGCGACGTGGTAGTCCTCGATCTCCTTGATGACGATTTCCGGCATTGTGAATGCACGGTTCGCCAACACGCGTTCGAGCCCCTTGAGGCCGATATTGATCAGGTGGCTCATGACTTCGGGCGAATGGAGCTTGTACTTGATGTACGGGTCGAAGTCTGGGTCGTCTTTCGAAAACGTCGCCTTGAAAGGCACGAGTACGATGCGGTCGAGTACGGCGCCTGTCTTGTCCCTGATACGCGGCATCGAATTCGCCGAGAACAGCAGTTTGGCGTAACTCGAGAAATCGAACGGGTCTTGACCCTTCCGCTCGGCGTTAACGCGGTCGCCGCTCACGAGTTTTTTGAAAATCGCCGGGTTTGCGATGAACTCGTCGCCGATGTCGTCGCCGATGTTGGCCAGCTTGCCGAACAGCTCCGCCGTCTTGAACCTCTCGCCGAGCTCGGCCAGGTCGAGTGCCGACGTATTGCTGTCGCCGAGCAATGTCTTGAGCATATCGAGATACGTCGACTTGCCGTTCGCCTTGTCGCCGACCAAGATGAAACTCTTACGGAGCTCATTGCGCCTATAGAACAGGTAGCCGATGACTTCCTCCAATAACGAATATATCCCGTCGTCACCGCAGGCAAGGCGGCGAAGCGTCTTGTCTGTGAACTCAGACCAAATCGTCGGGTCGTACTCCCACGGGATGCGGTTTGTGATCACGAACTCCGGCGAGAACGGCATGAGCTCACCCGTCTTGAGGTCGTACACACCGTTGGCGAAAGCGATGTAATCGGCATCGGCCGCCGGTGCATCGTCTTGGATGAGCACATCGAGGTAGTTGAGTACCTCGGTGCGTTTGGCCTTCGACAGCATAGGCAAATGCTGGATCATCGCGTTCTCGATGAGCAGATTGCCGGACACATAGACGCCGTCGCGGTATACGTGGAGCTGATGGCCGATCTTGATGATGCGGTGCTCGATCTTGAGGTATTCGGCGAACTTGTCGAATAGGAACGTGCCCTTGTTGTAGAACACGTCTTCGGCGAACGCGTCGTCGCGGTAGACGACACTCAGCTCTTGCTGCTCCATGGGCTTTTCGAACATATACCGGTTGATAATGTCCAGGGTCTCGCGCGCCTCGTCTTTCGTGAAGCCTTCCGCCTGCAGCGTCAAGATGTAGTTGAATAACGCCTGGTTGCGGCCGTCGCCTTCTTCCATCTCGCCGAACTCCGGCGTATACTGCACAGGCCTGAGCCAGCACGGCAGCTCGTCGTAATCATCGACCGGCTCGATGTCGTAGCTCCCGTCACGCTCGTGGCCGTCGACTTTCAAACTGCCATATGTGGCTTTCGAGCCGACTTTGATATCGGCGTCGATACCGATGGCCAGGCGTGTGTGCGTCTTGCATTTCATGCCTTTGGGGTAGCCGACGAAATAGAAATGCTTGCCGCGTGTCGTCGCGACGACCTTACATGCGACCTGCTCAGCCTCGATGATGTCCATCAGCTTCTCGCTCTGCGCCATATCGTCGACATCGATGAAGATCGTCTCAGGCGCCAACACACCACCGTAACCGTCGAGCTTGTGTGCCTGGGCCAATGTGAGGTACCGGCCGTCCTTCAACTTCTGTGCACACTTCTTGCCATTGAGCTTCACATAACCGAGAAATAGACGATCCATCACATCACCCCAAACTGCGCTAATCGTGTTTTCGCAAGTTGGATATACCAACCCTTATCCAAATAGCCCGGGCATTTCTTGCCGTGCACGTCGCCGTTATCGATAAACGAGTGCTCGCTCGTGTTGCCGAACTTCTCAGGCTTGGTCTTGCCGGCCTTGACCCGACCGATCATGCCGTCCGACTCACGCGTTGACGCGAATACCCGGAAACACCTATCGTTGAGCCGCTCGTGCCCGTGCACGCCGTACTTGTATTTGCCAGATACCTTCACCACGCGCTGGTAATCGATCAGATCATCGTCGGCTGCAATCGTGTCTTCGACAGGCACGCCGTGCACCATGAACTCGACGAGCGCCTTGTTGACGATGGCGAGGTCGTAGTCGAGCGGCCCCAGCTTCTTGACGTACGCGCCTTTCGTCTTCATCGACCCGTCTGCCGCCACGAGGACGTAGTTGTTGACGTCCTTCTGGTAAACGCGGGTAAACTCATCGAATTCCAAGCCCATACCGGTACGGTGCTCCCACTCATATGCCACGTCGTCGACACGGTCGTAAAATGCATCAGGCCCGCCATCGAAACCATCAGGCATGCGAATAAGCACGCCATCGGTATTGCTCTGGATGACCTCGGCACCCACATCGCGAACGAGCTTGTGCATGAGGTCGATGAGCATGAGCTGGCCGTTGACGCAGACCATGTTGGCCTGCCGCGGGTCATAAAGCGCATTGAACTTGTCTTTGCTGGCGCCATATGTGCCGTTGACGACGAGTTTCAATGCCTTCTGTCGTGGGTCTTTCGCATGCTTCAATTCGATACGGTGGTCTCGAATACCCTTGAATTTCGACGGGTCATGCACATTGCGCGACAGCAGTTCGTGCGCGATCATCTCGGCCGGGTAATAGCTCTCGACGTCGACATTGATGAAATAACCTTCGCCGGCGTACTGGGCAATCGCGCCATGCAAGCCTCCCCACGCACACTTGTGTGGGCAGCCCGCGATATCGAAATCGAGCGTCGCGGAGTAATCTTGATTCGCCGTGTCGAGGTACCACGAACGGATGAAATCATACGGACCGAGGTCGAGGCACGGCAACGGCACGATGTCGAACTCGTCATCGCGTGGGTGTGCAGGCCGCTCGGCACCCAAGATGATTGCCGTGAGCTGCGCATCGGTCTTACCGAGGTACACCAACGGCAAATCGAACATTTTGAGCAGGTCCATGCGGGCGTCGAACTCGCTTTTGCGCTGCATGAATACCTCAATGGTCTGCTCGACGTCGTGGCGGCAATATTTAACGGTCTCGGCGATCTCGGCCTCTGTCAGTTTACGGTCGATGTCGAACGGCACCGTCGTCTCGCAAATGTCGTTGCCGAGGTACGCCTCGTGTGTCTTGAGGCCCCTGTCAGTGCGCGGGTGGAACACATCGTAGTTGACCATGTAAACCTTGCGCAACAAACTTGAATACTGCCAGCCCTTGCGGCCTTCGACAATGATGAAATCGTTGATCGCCTTCGGGTCGAAGCCGCACAATATGCCTTTGAAAATGAACTGGTCGTAATGGAGGTTGTTGTAACCGACCCATATGTCGCGTTTGCGCTCTTCGTAGAGCGCGGTGAGCGCGTCCGCATCATTGATGATGACGCGCTCATCGTGTGTGACGGGGTTGATGACTACGACCGTCCAATCGTGTTTGAAGACTTCGAAGTCGTAGAAATTGAGCATCGCCGCACCTAGTCGAGCTCGAAGATCTCGGTGATCTGGAAGGTGTCGAAGCCCTTGTTGTTCTCGCCATACTCCAGGCCGTACTCGAACTTTCCGTCGACGTACTCGGCGATGTCGAGCAGCAGGTCGTTGTACTCGGCGTAACCGGTGAACTCGACGTCGATGCCGGAGCCCTCGGGTAGCAGCGAGCGGAGGAAGGCGTTCATGATGTGGATCTGGAAGCCCTGCGTGATGACCTGGTTCATGAAGATGCGCTGGCCCTTGAATTCGCCGTTGCTCACGATCTTCATCCAACATGATGCCATCGGCGTGCCGGTCTTCTTGGTCTCGGTGAGCTCGAGCTTGTCGATCGCGACCTCATAGCTGCCGTGCGGTACGTCCTTGAAATCGGCGCCGCCACCGTTAGCCTCCGCATCGGCGATGTCCTTCTTGAGGCCGTCGATGTCGACCATCTTATCGAACTTGCTGAAATCCATGATGTATCCTTTCAAATATCAAATTACTCTTCGACGACGCGACGCTTACGGGTGCGGCGCTTCGGCTTCTCCTCGACAACCTCGGGCTCTGCTGCTTCCTCAGTGTCGAACGGCGGTTCCTCCTCGGCGACAGACTTGGCCTTACGCACACGACGCTTCGGCTTCTCCTCTGCGGCATCAGGCTCCTCGATGACCTCGGTCTCGGTCTCAGCCTCAACCTCAGGCTTAGGCTCTGCCTTCTTGCGTGCCTTCGGCTTCTCGGCCTCGGCCTTCGTTCCCTGTGCCTCGAGCAGTGCCGCATTGAATGCCTCGACGGTGAGGTCGCAGCGGTCGCGCTTGAAATCGATGCGGCCGCCACCGAAGACGTTCTCGTTCTTGCGGAGCTGGAGGAAATGGCCGCGCTCGTCCATATAGGCGCGGAGCGTCATGGTGACGGTGCCGGCGAGCACGTTCGCGACCTTGTCCGGCAAATTCGGCTTGAACGTCGAGACTTTCATGCCGTTGGCGTACGTGATCTCGGTGACGAGCTCCTTGGAGATGTAGATCACGCGGTAGCCGAGGGACTTGAGTCGTTTCATCTGGCTGAGGAACTCAGTACGTACCATGTCCCAGCCCTTGCCGTAGCCGCCGTCGCTCTCATGCTTGATGCCGAGCTGGTCGAATACATAGAAACGGCAGTGCTCGTATAAGTCTTCGACCAAGTCGAGCGCGATGACGTGGAAGCTGTTGTCATGCTTCTCCAACTCGTCGATGACCTCGCGGAACTTCGACCAAGCGAGCACCTTGTGGCTCATACGGCCTTCTGTCACGAGCTCGTCGGCAATCTGGATAAACGGGCTCGTGATGTTCTGGGTATTGCCGTCGGTGTTGATGAATAGAACGTCGTCGAAGTGGTCGACAAACGTCGACGTGCCGACGTAACTGTCGGCGTAGATCCACATATCAGGCTCTGTAATGACGGCCTCAGGGCGGCGTTCGTTCTTGGGCAGGATAAGCATATCATTTCCTCCTAAACAGAAATCTTTGTAATCACACCAGTCGCATAGGCGCGACTCATGCTTTGGGAATTCGGTGGCATTCGCCATCGTGCAAGTGCCGACTGTGAAGTCGGCGACTTTCTCAGGGTCGTACTGGACGCGGTACAGCGCCGGCCACATGTCTTCCAACGCGGCAGCGAGGCGCTCGCGGAATTGATAGATGTCTTCGGTCTTCTTCTGCCTGATCATCGTCTTCGGCACGATCAGGAACGCCATGTCTTGGATGATCTCACCGGGGTGCGTCTTTTCGTAGAAATATTTGTAGACGTTGAGCTGCCCACTTTCGAGGTACCTATCGACATTGTTCGAATACTTGAAATCAAGCATCGTCCACAGGCCCTTGCCACGAGGGATGAGCATGTCGATAAACCCGACGAAACCGCTGTCGTCCTCGACCTTCACCTCGAATACCGGATCGGTGTCGTCGTCCAGCATGCCCCATGCGAGCTCGCGGGCGCGTGAGCCGAGCACGCGGATCTTCATGAGCTCATTGATCATGGGGTCGGTCATGACGGGGTACGCGGCTTTATAGTTCGCGATTGCCTCGTCGACACCGACTTCGATGCACTCATGCAGCATCGTGCCGATCACGAGCGGGTTCGTAGCGTCGCAGTTGAACGGCACTTCGAGGCCGTCGACATAGTTAAGCTCGAATTTACGCGGGCACTGGGTGAAGGTACCTACCCTCGAATATGAGGTCTTGAACATCGCAGTTTCCTCCTTTCTCATTCAGGCGTTGTACTAGCCGTTTGAACTGGGCAAAATCGTCTGGCCAGACGATGACGGCTATGCCTCCGCTCTCCGTTATCTTCCCGCAGTGGTATATCTGCAGCGGCGACGGCTTGCCGTTTGGGCCTTTGAGCTCGATGCCGATGAAACGGCCGTTGACGCACGCCAAGATATCCGGTACACCGGCCCGCGTGTTGCGGTTGGCGAAAAACTTGACGTGCCATACGCCTTGCGACTCGAGCCACCGTTTCAGACGGTTCTCGAAGTTCTTCTCACCTGCCAATTAGTCACCTCCCATAGCAAACAACTTCTCGGTGTAGTCACGCCGCATCGCCAAGGTATCGTAGATCTTCTCTTCGACAGTGCCTTTAGATACAAGCTCGTAATAGGTGCACGGCTTGTCTTGGCCGATGCGGTGGGTACGCTTCTTCGACTGCTCGAAGAGCGATGACGCCAGAGGCGGCGAGAAATAGACGCACGTATCGGCTTGCTGCAGGTTCACGCCCATGGCACCAGACTGGTACTGGATGAGCGCGACCCCGTCGTCGGTATCGAAAAACGGCGACAGGTCATGCGCCTTGCCGTTGAGCACGCCATACGACCTGTACCGCTTCTCCAACTCAGCCGTGAGCCCTTCGAGCTCGACGTCGAAGTTGTAGAACACGACGAGCCGTTTACTCGTGCCGTCCAGCAAATCGCCGAACGCTTCGAGTTTGGCATGCGAATAGGCGGCAGCCAATTGACGCTTCGCAGTGAGGTCACCGAACACCGTATCGCCGACGAAATCGCGGCCGAAAGCAGAGATCACATTCGTCTTGGCGAACTTGCGGTAATACTCGCTCATCGGTACGTCGATACGGATGAAACGCTGGTCCGGCAGGTCGATGACGTCGTCGGTCTTGAGGAAATCACAACCGAGCTCCTTCATCTTACGTACCAGCCTCTCCTCGTTCTTGTAACCCGTCACCTTCGTAATCGGGAAACCCTCACGCATCGTCGTCTCAGATTCGACATATTGCCGCCAAAACAGCTTCTCGTCGATATGCCAGCCGAGCATGTTCAGCTGTGTCCACAGCCGTTCGTATTTGCCGTCGACCGGTGTGCCCGACAGCAAGACGAGCTCATTTGCCTTATCGGCTAGCCTCATCGCGGCCTTGGTGCGCTTCGACGACCTGTTCTGCAGTAACGACGACTCGTCGAACATTACTGCGAAATGCCGTAACGCCTGAAGGTTAGGGCGTCTCCACAGCAGGTCGTAATTAATCACACCGACGGCATCCGGCAAGTCTGGGTAGCTCATCGACAACTCGAAATTCGCCATGCCATCTGGCGTGGTCAAATCGAGGACGGCGATGTCATAATGACTCGCGAAATGGTCGACCCAATCGGTGACTTTCGATTTCTGGCATACGACCAAGGCCAAATGCCAGCACTTGTCTGACATCAACTTCTCGGCGCCGGTGAACGTCTTGCCTAGGCCCATGTCGTGGTAGAACGCGCAATTGCGTTTACCGCGGACACGGTCAAGGGCAGCCTGCTGGTAAGCGAACAGGCCCATTAGGCGAAAAACATCGACTTGATTTCCTCGCCTGTCAAGTCGTACCGGTCTGCGATAGCCTTTATCTCAGACTGCTTGAACTCGGCTTTGCCGTTGATCTTCCACGACAGAGTCGATTTGGTGATGCCGAGCATTCGTGCGAGCTCGCTTTGGGTATCGCCGAACTCGCGGATCGTTTCATATAGGCTTTTCATCTTTCACCTCCTTCGATCGGCAAACCTCATTATACTACATTCTCTTTCGATTTATCTGAGTATTTATAACTTTTTCGAAACACCTGTCACACTGTCAAACACCTGTCACACTGCTGATTTTGGGCCTGTTTGACAGTAAGTTGCATCACTACATCGCATTTCTCGCCGCCTGTCAAACTGTCACACAGTTTTCTCCCCTATCCTTAGATAATTTGACTTTTATATTTATATATGCTTATTAGATATAGATAAAAAATATCTAATATAGGGGCCCCTTGTTGTTTGACAGCTTGACAGGTGATGAGAAACTCGAGATAGAAATGCAAACACCTGTCACACTGGCCCTTTTCGGAGTGTGACAGGTGTTTGACACTGTTTGACAGGTAGTAATTACGTCGCATCGTGCAGACTGCGGATCTTGGCGACGATGGCGTTGTACTCCGACGGGTATACGACTTTAATCGCCTCCATGTGTTGGTCGATGACCGCCATGAGCTCAGGCGTGGGGACACCGACAGCTGCCGTGAGGAACTCAGATGATTTCAACTCATCGTGTTGCTTCGCCTTCAGGTGGTCGCGTACCGTGTACAGGCACGCCAACCGCTCGCATATATCATATGTCGTCTCGGTCTCCGCCTCGAGTGCGGCGATCTCGTCTTCGATGACTGCTATGTCGATCATTGCCGCCTCCTTCACTTAATGACAGGCACATTGCGACCGAGTGCCGTGTTGGCTGCGTGGATGATCTCACGCCCACGGTTCGCAAGGTAGTTACATACCCATTCCTCGACGTCGACCCATGTGTCTTCAGGGATGATCGCGTGGAGCGAATCGAGAAGCCCATAGCTGTACATCGCGCAATGCCCGACTTCGTGTGTCAACACGACTTCGAGGTCGAGGCCGCGGAGCCCGTTCGACAGGTATATGCACATTGTCGACGGGTCAGTCGTAGCCAGCCTGGAAGTGCCGGTCCTGTCGATTAGTCGCGGGTCGTCGCGATCGACAAGGACCGGCCTCCATACGTCGCCGTTCAAAACGAACGGCCTCATGTTACATCTCCGACATTAGGTCTTCGAGATCACGCTTGAGCTGGCGCTTGCGCTCTGGGTCTGCGTCTTCCATCATCTGGCGGATATTATCGATGGACTCCTCGCTGTAACCGCTGCGGCGCATACGGCGACGGTTTTTCGGGTTAGCCGGGAAATTGCCGTACTGGTTGCGGTAACCCATACGGCCTTCGCCATCGCCGTTATTATCCATAATGTACGACTCGCGGTAGCCTTGGCGCCCACCGGCGTTACCGCCTTGGCCGTCATAGCCATAACGCTGGCCGTTCTCCATTGCGTCGATGACGCTGTCGTAATACTCTGCCTCGAGGCAAGACTTCTCTGCCTCCGACAGGTCTTTAATCATGTCGATGATCTGGCCCATCTGCTCGATCGAACCGCCATCCATGTTCTGCAGGCGGTTCTGTGCCTCTTCGATGAGCTTGTCCTTCATATGCTTGATGCGCTGCATGTTAGCCTCCTTATGCCTCACGCTTGACCACGAGGGCGGGGTTTGCCGCCAGCTCGACAGGCGTCGACCCGGTATTGACGACGGTCACAGTCGACCCGCCGAAACGATTGCAGAACTTCGTCGACGCATGCACGTTGTGCGCATCGGTCGCGAGTGCGACGGTCTCGGTCATTGTGGTCTCGGGCAACGTGTCGCCGTCTACGGCGATTGCCAAATTAGGCTGCGTACCTGCGGCCCCGCCGACATTGCCGGTGAAATCGAATGCATACAGCCCCGCGCGAAGGCGCACGGACCCAGAACCCGTGCGGTGGAATTCGCCGCACCCAGTATGGAGTTTCACGACATTGAATGTCGCTGCTGCACCTGGCTGAATCGTCTGGGCTGCCGTATTTGACAGAACGATCATGTGCGTTCTCCTTTCATATAGGCCCGCCTGAGATATGGGCGGGCCTATATGAAAGGAGAACGCACATGATGTTATTCTGCGGCATTTGCCTTCACCGCCTTCCTACGTGTCGCGGTAGTGCGTTTCGTCTCGGCGTCGTACGGCAATCGATCTTCGATCCGCTCGACCACGTCGAACAGTTTGGAAATGCGGTTGTCGATGATGTCGAGCTGGCTCGGCTGCTTGGGCTGGGCCTCCGACGCCTCCGGCACGAAACGCATCGTCGAGATATTGCCGTCAGGCGTCCAACACTTACTGTAGATGCACTTGCCGTCTGCCGACGGGAACAGGGCCACGGTGCCGTCGGTCGGCACCTCCTGCACCGTGATGTCGTCGAGCGAGTTGACGACACGCCCAGAGATCTGCGGCACCATGCGTGTGGGCATCTGCTGGTATTGCGGTTGGTAGGGTTGGTACGGCTGCTGCACGGGCATATATGCAGACGGCACCGGTTGGAATTGATTCATGATTTCCTCCTTACAAATACGGGGCGGCACAATGCCGCCCCGGGTATTACGGTAGCTTAATTGTCTGGCCGGCGTAGATCATGTTCGGGTTTGCGATGCCGTTGATCTGCGCCAACACCTGATACGACGTGCCATACTTGGCAGCGATACCGGACAGCGTGTCACCGGCCTTGACGGTATAGGTACGCCCGGCAGACGCATTGCCGCCGTTCACGGCTGCCTGCACCGCTGCCGCCTTGCCGGCGATGTTCAGTACCTTGGTGCGGACGGGGTCGTTGCCATAACGCCCCTGCCATACTTCTGCCGCGAGCGTAGCCGGCGAGGCGTCGAAGATATGTTGGATAAAGCCCTGCACCTCAGCATAACGCGTGCCAAGGAATGCCTTGCGGGCATCACCATTGATGTTGCCGTCAATGATCTGGCACACGAGGTCGAGTACAGACCCCTGCGGCGTCGGCACAGGTGCCGGCGCGGGAGCCGGTGCAGGTACGCCGGTAGCCATCGCATAGTTGGCCCATGCCTTCGCGTCGCCGTAAAACACGTCGCCGTCAAGGTTACCGCCGTACCCGGCGATGTGCACGGAGCTCGAGAACTGCCATGCACACACAAGGCCATTATTGACCTTATACGGCATATCGTTGTCGAGGCCATAATTGATGTCGGTGATACCATTAGACGGGTACCCTGCGATCCATCGACCGCAGTTCGTATTGACCGTGCCCTGGTTGAAACGCCACGCATTGCCGTACACCCACGGCCAGATACCGGTCAATGCGTGGTAATGCTCGACGAATGCATTGACCCACGCGACAGACTGGTTGCCTTCCCAGTCGAGGATGGGGATACCGCAGTGCTCGTAATTACGTGTGTTGTTACGGAAGAACTCGGCTTCGGCCTCGGCGCCATTATTGCCTGCAAAATGGTAGTAGCCAAATGGGATCTTATTCGCAATGCATTGCTGAATGTAGATGTCGCATTGACTATCGATGAAATTAGTGCCTTCAGTGGCCTTGGTCACGACGGCACCGAGGCCGCCGTTCTTGACGACGGTTGCGATGTCAATACTCTTCTGCCAGTTGCTGATGTCGATGAACTTAATCATTTGCGTTCTCCTTCGCAGTGGCGTGGGATACACCGATGAGTGAGCCTACGAGGGTGCCGGTCGCAGTGATGACTGTCACGGCGATGCCGGTAAACTCCCACCCGCACGCAGTTCCGACGGTGCCGACAAATGTCGCGACTGCTGGGAATGCGATGAGGCCTGCCCATTTGAGGATGTTATATACCTTGTCAGGGATGATGTACTGCATAATTTCTCCTTTAATCTTGGTGCGCTTCCATGATCTCATTATACATATGTGTACCGGGTCCGTTTAGCCCCAATTCATCATGATAATGATGATATACATCATCTACTTGTTGTTTTTCAGCAGCTGAACATGGATGCCCTTCAATGACAAAACGTCGGTGTAGATCTTCAAGTCGGTAAAACAGTAACTCACCGAGCATGGCACGATTTTGTACGCGTTCTTCGTGTTCACGACGCGATATGTTACATAATTGTGCCGTGTTGGTTTTGATTGCGTTCAGCAGCCATCCAATTATCGTACCCATAATCGTTGTTACGACAGTTGTCATAATATATTTAAGCATTGAATTAATACCTCTTAAACGACAAATATTCTCAGTGCTGTCAATAACGTCAATGACGTCTGGACAACGACGGCATCATGCGCATCATTGGAAACGGCTATAGGGCGGTGACTACTGATTTGTACAGTCTGATCATCCTCGCCTATGCCCCCAATGTGATGATGTAATTCAATCTTATGGCGCCGGTTGTACCACTCAAGTGGGCGTCCAAATGCTTAGTTCTCGGGTCGTAGAGGATGCCCAAGACAACGGTGCCGCTCGCATTGCCGTCCGCGTTCATGGCCAAAATGCAGTCTTTAGTGTTGTCGAACGCCCTCCCCGCGATTTGTTTGAACTGCTCATCGTTGAACAGCATCACAGCGTTGAAGTTCTTCGCGTCGCGCACCGTGGAGCCGCATATGATTTTTGGATACTCAAGTTTTGATACAGACTCTTCGAGGCTCGCGAGCGAGGCTACGGTGTCAAAAAGTTTGACTGGTGTGCCGACGCTGATACCGTTCAACGGGATGCGCCAGAGCTTCAAGTCGTTCGAGGTCGTCGCGGGGTCCGCCGCCGTCCCCGTGCTGGGCGTGCCCTTGATGACGACGGGCGTGATACTCTCGATGCCCGCGCCGGTCTTCGCGTAGCGGGCCACGACCAGGTCGTTACGCTTCTGGCCCTGCGTGCCGGACTGGACCGTCAGCGAGGTCGCCGCCTGGTTCCAAAATCTTTTGCCGCCCACCATGCCGACGCCTGTACCGAGCGTCGCGCGGTTCGAGCTCGCCATCGTGAGCTTGAAGTCGTCGCCGTACTTCAGCACGCAATCAGCCTTGCCGATGGTCGCGATATTGAGTGCCGACAGGTCGTCCGAGCTGATGTGCTTGGTCCCCGTCATGCCATCTACGATTTCAAATGCCATGTTACTACTCCTTCGCGTTGCTCATGAACTGCTGGAACTCGCCATCGTGCTTGGCGGCGAGCTTCTTATACGCATCCGTGCACCCCTTGCACAGCAGGCGCGTGGCCCTGCTTCCGTACTGGTCGAAACGCTCGACCTCGCGCCAGTCCCCTGCCGCGGCGGCGCCTTGTTGGAGGTACGCGTCCGCGCCGCATCTGTCACATGTGTAGTGGGTGAAGTTCTCCGTCTTTGCCATGTTCTCTCCTTTACTTAGTTCTCAGCCACGTGTGCGGGCCAATGCTTGGCACCCGCACCCACGTGCCGCCGATGCCGTTCGGGTCGAATGAGCCGTCCGTCTCCAAATACTCGCCGACACGGTGGGCCATGAGCCACAGCGTGTTCTCGTCGGTGGTGTCGAGGATGTGCTTCCAGTCGGTCCACGATGAATCGGACGTGCCGCGCCGCCACCACATGACACTGGAGCTTATAGCGACCTGTTTCGGGTACCCGCCCGAGAAGTGGTCCCATTGCACGAATGTGACGAGGGTCGCGTAGGTCTCGCCGCTTGAAATCCCGAGGGTGTTCGCCCTCTTGAACTCAACCACGGTCTCCTTCGGGTGGTGCACCATGTACCAGTTCGGCGAATGGTTATCGTCGCGTGTGTCGGTTATGCTGCCGCCGCTCGGCCCCTGCGGACCCCTCGGCCCCTGCGGGCCTGTGTCGCCTTTCGGACCCTGAATGCCTTGAGGCCCCTGCGAGCCCGCTGGGCCAGTGGGGCCTGTCGGCCCCTGCTTTCCCGTCGGCCCTTGCGGGCCGGTGTCACCCTTGTCACCCTTCGGTCCTTGCGGGCCTGTTGGGCCGGTGGCACCTCGCGCACCCGTGGCTCCCTGCGGCCCGGTAGCACCAGTGTCGCCCTTGGGGCCCTTGATGTTACCTACAAGGTATCTCGCCATGATCACTCACCTATCTCGTAGTAAAGCTCGCCAGTGGTTGAATCGTATGAGAGTGGCGGTGCCGCCGCCCCGTCTGCCACGTGCGACCAGAGGTTGCCATCGGAATCGACCGTGAGAGAGAAGAACCCCGACAGCGGGACGGTAACGCCGGAGTCGCCGCGGTCGCCCTTCTCACCCTTCGGCCCTTGTATACCCTGAGGCCCTCGTTCGCCTTGCTCGCCCTTGACGCCCTGCGGGCCCGTCGCACCGGTAGCACCCTTCGCGCCGGTCGCGCCCGTAGCACCAGTCTCGCCTTTCGGACCCTGCGGGCCTGTCGCGCCTGTGGCTCCCTTCGGACCTTGCAGCCCAGTTGCCCCCGCCGCTCCGGTCGCGCCGACCGGGCCCTGCGCACCCATCGGGCCCTGCTCGCCCTTGACGCCGGTCGCGCCACTCATGTCTGCGACGAGCGAATAGCCGTTGGACGTCTTTACGTACAGCTCAGCATTGTGCGGGTCCTCGACATTCGAGCTGATTACCGCGAAGCCGCCGACCGCCACGCCGTCGACCTTCCACCCCGCCTGCATTGCCTCGTAACTGGCGTAAACCTTCGAGATGGTGAAGCCCTCGCCGGTATCGCCCTTGGGACCCTGCGGGCCCTGTATGCCCTGCGGACCGCGTGGGCCAGTCTCGCCCTGTATGCCCTGCGGCCCCTGCTTTCCCTGAACGCCCTGCGGTCCCTGCTCGCCCGTGTCTCCCTTGGGACCCTGCGGACCAGTGGCTCCCTTGGGGCCTTGTGGTCCCGTAGGTCCCTGCGAGCCTGTCGCGCCGGTGTCACCCTTGATTCCCTGCGGGCCTTGGGGACCAGTGGCCCCGCGTTCGCCCCTCGGACCCTGGATGCCGGTCGCGCCGCGTGGAATTCCGAGCGAGAGTGTCTTGACCAGCCCATCGCCCGAGAGCGAAGCGGTGGCCTTAGAGCCTTCCGCGAGCGTTGACACTTCTCCCATGGCGATATCCGCCTGTGACCACGTTAGGAGCGAGTTCGAAGCGTCCGTTACGGCCTTGTCGGCCTTGGCCTCAACGGCCTTGAGCGATTCCGCGTCGACCTCTGCGCTGAATGTGTAGTTTTCGAGCTTCAGGCCCTTTCCGGCAAGGTACGCGTGCCCGCCACCTCCGTCGGCGATAGCGCTGGACGAGTTCTTCGTCGTGGTCTCGCTGCCGACCTCATACCTATACATCGCCACGCCGCGTGAGACCTGCACGATCTTCTTCACCACGGTCGCGCTGACAGTCTTACCGTGTACGTTATCGCGCGCTGAGATAATGTCACCGACATCGACATCGATATCGTCGTGCGCGTCGACCTCGACGCTGCCTCTGGTCTGGTACTCCCTGAGCTTCTTGCCGCCCTCCTCCTCGAGCTTCGCCTCGTCGGCGTTGCTGTAGTCGTAAAGCGCGCATATCTCGTCGACGCCGAAGAGGCTCTGGGTGTGGCTGACGTTGCCGGCCGCGTCCGCGTAGAAATGGATAACGGCGCGGTTCTCGAGCTCGCCCGTGCCGGCGCACACCAGGTGGTTCACGCAGCGGTGAACTGAGGTCAGCGTGAAGTCCAAAAGGTCGGAATCGACCTTGTTCGCATAGTCGACTGCAGGCGGCAGAGAGATTTCCACCTTGCCGCCATTGCGACGCATGACGACCTTGCGGCCATTAGCCTTCGCCATGGCCTTGAGGCCGCTGTAGCCGTCCACGAATCGGTCGAATGTGTAACTCACCAACGTGTCGTCTGCGGCGGCGGAGAATAGCCCAGAAAGCCCCATGCGCTCGATGAGCGACGCGAGCGCCTCGCCCGCCTTGCCGCTGACGGAGAGGTATCCGCTTCCCGAATCGGGGAGCAAACGCTTGCCCGCCAGGATGCCGTGCCAGGTACGCCCCCTGCACAGAATCGAACCGGACGCTTCCCTGCCGGCCTCGTAGCTCGCCTGGTCGACAACACCGCCATACTCGGTGCCGTCGATGAACACAAATTGCCCCTCTTCGGGGGCTTCGCCCGCGCTGGCCTCCAGCTTCAGTGCGTTCTCGTCACTACCGAAGGCTATATCAAGCTCGAATTCCTCGATTTCGCGGATATCACCCACGGTCGAATCATGCACCACTAAGACCATGCGGGCTCACCTTCCTCCTCGTACAGAGTCAAGTCGAAGCCGAAACTGTTGTCCCACGAGATTTCAGACGTGCCGACGGGCACGCGCTCGAAGATGTACTCGCCAGAACCCTCGCCGCTGCCTCTGTGCGCCTTGCTGAATGCGTCCATCGTGGTGCCGTCAGCAGCGACAACGGTGACGGTGCGCCGCAACGGGTCGATAACCATATATCCACCATCTGGAACGGTCACATCGACCTGGTACAGGTTGCCGGCCAGGCGCACGGAGGGGTTGACCGCAGGCCCGTACACGACGAACTTCGCGGGGCTGCCCGAGTAGCCTGGGTTGATGGTGTATTGCCGCGGTGGTGTCGCGCCTAGGTCGTACGGCAAATCATGCGGCAAGTCGAGAAACTCATAGTCCGCCGAACTCTGCACGGACACGAACGCCGTCGTAACCCCCCTGCGCCATACACCGTCGAGCAAAACCAAAGTGAGCTCGGTCGCGAAGAAATCGTCACCAATGCAGTCGACCTCAGAAGCCACGACGAAACAACGCTGGAACCAGCCATTGACATGGATAGTGCCGGGCGTGCCCTTCTGCATGTCTGTGTCGGCGCATCGGCGGAACGCATCAGCCTGCACCATATTCGCGAAGAAAGCCTTGAATGAGACCTTTCGGGCGCCGCGCGAGGCCGTAGCCAGCGCGCGATACCCGAGCTTGTAGTCCCATTCGCGGCTGAAAATGTCGTTCGGCTTGCCGATATATACACCAGAATTGAGCGCGACCGATACTCCCGCGTTCGATTCGTAGCGAATATCAAGCATACGCAACCGCCTTTCTCGCCTTGCGCCCGAACTCCGATTCGCCCATGACGGGCGTGAACTCAGCGATGATGGATGGCAGGTTCTCGGCCAGCCAGCTGATAACGGCCGATTCGCCGCCGACCGTGCTGCTGACGTCGGGCATGGCGATATCTTGTGCCGTTGAAATCATACCACGCATCGCATCATCAGTCGAATTCACCAGCAAGTCGGCGTTGTCGTCGACACCGAGTGCAGCGCCCTGCATCGTGTAACGGCCGATCTCACGGAACACACGCGAAGGCGAATGGATGCCGAGCAACTTCTTCGCGCCGTCGATGGCGTTGCCGACGGCGCCCTGGACAGCGCTGATCAAACGACCTGCGGCACCGGTGACGCCGTTCACCATACCTTGGATAATATTAGAACCGATTGACGCGACGCGCCCGGGAATGGATGCGAGGCCGTTGATGAGGCTGCTCGCGAACTGCGATGCAGCACGCGCTGCGCCTGACGCCATCTCGCCGACCCACGAGCCGACACGCGAGATGACCTGCCCGAGGAATGACGCGATCCTTCCCGGCAACGATGCGACGAAATTGACGACATTCGACACAAATTGCGAACCGGCATTTGCGGCGTTCGATGCCATGTTACCAACCCATGTGGCGACGTTCGCGATGACCGTCGACAGGAACATGGCAATGTTACCAGGCAACTGCGCGAACCATTGCACCAATGCATTGATTGCGTTCGGCAGGTCGACCGTGAAGAATTGCACGACACCGGTAACGAAACTTGAGATGTCCTCATACAGCTGTTGGAAGCCAGTGATCACAAACGCTACAACCTCAGTGATAGCTGCAAACAGCTTGATAGCCGTGCTGATCGCAGCAACGAGCCCGACACCGATGATGTTCGCGATGAACTCGAGCAGAGGCTGCGCTGCCTGGATGGCACCGAAGAAATCATTGAAAGCAGGTGACAGCTGGTCGATCGCAGGAAGTACCAAGTCGTTGACGGCATCGCCGAAAGTCTTGACACCAGAGCTGATAGCACTAAAGATACTATCGGCAGCACCTGCTGCCGGTCCCAAATTGTCTTCGAATACGCCCGCAAACTCGCTGATGACTTTGTCGACACCGAGGAATGCGTCGCGCATGGGCCCTTGTACGGCTTCAGGCAAGACATTGATGAGCGCATTGCGGAGGTAGAGGCCGACACCCGGTGCGTAGTCTGCGACTGTCTGGCCGAGGGTCGTCATGATCTGGCCGGCCCTCTCGATGATTTTCTGGCCTGCGGTGGCGGCGGAAGCGACAAGTTGGTCCGTCAAGACTCCCATGTCTGCGTTCTCGTCGCCGAGGCCGGTGAGCCAATTCTCCCATGCAGCCTTTGCCATGTTGGCAGCGCCGGAGATTGTACTCGCTGCCTCATCTGCCGTCGTACCGGTGATACCCATCTCGTCTTGCACGATATGGATTGCCTCGACGATGTCGGAATATGAGTTGACCGAGAAATCGCGCACTTTGCCTTGTGCTGCCGAGAACTTCTCGGCGTCGTCCAACAAACGATTGAGCTCTTCCTTAGTGCCACCGTAGCCGAGTTTCAGGCTGTCGAGCATCTCGTAATTGCCACGCGCGAGCGACTGGTACGCCTCCTGCACGGTCTCGAGCGACGTGCCCATCTTGTTGGCGTTGTCGCTCATGTCCGTGATGGCGGTGTTGGCCATATCGGCCGCGGCCTCGGTGTTGCCGCCGAGTGAGCTGATTAACGCTGCAGCGAAGCTCGTCGAGATCTCCATATAACGGTTGGCTGAGACGCCGGCCGTCTGGTAGGCATTAGCCGCATACTGCTGCATCTTGCCAGACGAAGATTTAAACAGGGTGTCGATACCGCCGACTAGCTGCTCATAGTTCGAATATGCGTCGAGGGCAGTCTTACCGATGGCGACTGTCGCGGTACCCAATGCGGCGACAGCGGCACTGCCGACCTTCGCGGCGGTGCCCAATGTGTTTTTGATGCCGTCACCGATCTTGCCGACCTCGCCGGATGCCTGGTCGTCGCACGTGATCTTGACGGCGAGGTCGAGCAGATTCATACGACCACCAATCCCGCCCTTTTCGTGACGTCCGCCACCACTGCGGCGGCGTCGATGTCTTCATATACCTTAGGGCGAACTTGATCGTACCATCGACGGTTTAGGAACTTTCGTTGGCCCATGAGGTATAGGGAGTCCGTGACGTATACCTTGAACGCCATCTCGTCCCGTTCTTTTCTATAGCGGGCCTTGGTAAACTGGACGAACGCGTCGGCCCTTAGAGGACCTCGAAACTCGCCGAGGCAGAGCCAAGCGCACTTGCGCCCTTCCCCGTCTCCGACGATGATAAAAAATTGACGAACGCGTCGTCGGTCAGAAGCTCCATGACGTCGGTGAACAGCTCCGCCAGGTTGAGCGACGCCGCGTACTGCTCGGGGGCCACGCCTTCGATCGTCGCCAGGATGGCGATGATGTCGGACTTATGGCCCTTGAGCAACGCGGGCATGCCGGCGCGCATCCGCGCGGCGAAGAACTCGCGCGGCTCCATGCCCTCGGGCACGGCCTCGCGCTTGAACATCGCCGCGACGTCCTTGTCTTGCGCGATGTTCGCGATGGGGTCGATGACGTCGGCGATGACGTCGAGCACACGGTCACCCTTGATGTCACTGAGTTTCATTTACTTTTCCTCCTTTTGACTGTGTCTATACAGTTGCCGAACCGGCTTTGATGTAGATCTCAAACGGGACGGTGTCGATGTTCTCACTGCTGTAGTGGCCAGTGTACTCGAACTCAAACGTGCCCTTCGCTTTGTCGCCAGACTGGATCTTAAACCCGCCGGTCGACAGCGCGTTGATGAGCTTGATCGCGATAAAACCGGCCTTGCTGGTAGACGAACCGTCGTCATTGACATCGGAGTAATCGCCGACCCACCAGATGTCCTTGAAGTCCTTGGCGTCGATCGCGTTGTGGGGCACGACCTTGGTCGGGTCGTCGCTCGCGACGGCCGCGGCGCCTACGACCGACGTCGCGACCTTGGTGTCCATCGTGACGAAGGAGCCGGACATCTTGCACTCCCACGTGTCGATGCGCTTGAGTTCCTTTGTGTTCTTCGGGCAGTTATCGATGTCCTCGCCGAAGTCGGTGAACGTGGGCACGGCCTCGAACGACACGCCACCGGACGTGGCGCCGATGATGTTGGTCGCGGTGAGCTCGCCTGTCGCCGGGTCGAACTCGGACGTGAGGATACCCGCGTTGAGCTGGAGCTTCTTGAAGGTATCCGTCGGGATCTGCGTGAACTTAGCCATTTAACTTGTCCTCTCAGAATGAGGTGATAAACTCAGCCGTCAAATTGATGTGACGGCGCTTGATCTTGTCGTCGACAGCATCGCCCGTGCTCTGGCAGAACGGCGAGCCCTTTTTGAGTATGATTCCGCCGCCATCGCATGGGATGCACTTGCAGCCGATGAGTGCCTTTGAGACTTCACGCGCTTTCGCGTTCGGCTCAGCCTCGGAGTCGCCACGATACCAAATATCCATGGCCAATGCGACTTCGCCGCCCCAGAAATCATCTGTTGCGAACTCGTACGTGATATACGGGAACTCCGCCTCATCAGGTACGGAAGTCGCCGCGTAGGCCGGAATGCCGAAACCGGCCATGAAACCGTAGATCGCAGCTGCCGGTGTCATGACAGGCTCCATTCCTCGGCGCTCACCTGCTCAAACTGGAACGACGCGACGGGTGGGGTGCGCTTGTCGTCGCCGTTGGACGTGACACGGAACACCTGCCCGTCCGACTTACGCTTGAAGACGTCGTGGAACTCGAGCGATGCATTCGCCGATGTGGTGACGGTATACGTGTTCGTGAGGCCGTCCTTCTCGGCAATACGTGCCTCGAGGCTCGTGTCCTTCACGATAGCCGCCTCGAACTCGGCGCCTTCCTGCCAGGCGGTCGTGAAACCGCCCTCGCCGTCAGACACCTTGGCCTTGTTCATAATGACACAAGGCTCTTTGAATGCGTCGATCAAGCTCATGGCAACTTCCTCCAGCGGTTGAGGCGTCGGCGAAACGCGTCTTGCCATCGCATCGGCGTGCCGTCGGGAGCGGTGGCCTTCGTATACGAATATCCGCCGAACGACTCAGACGTATATACAGAATCGGGGTTGGCACGGCGCCATGCCTCAATCTCGGTCACGATGTCTGTGACTGCCTTCGGCACCGCCAACGCCCACACCTCGCCGTCGAATACCTCGTCGGTGAGGTCTGATGTCGGGTACTGGTGCAGGCCGTCGTTGAAAACACTGCCGACGATACGGTAATACTGGCCCTTCTTGACGAAGCCATGCGGGAGGGTGAGCTCGCCGTCCATGACGGTGAGCTCACCTGCGAGGTAATCGCGCTCGAACCAGTTGTGGATGTGCTCCATTACCTCTTGCATCAGGGCCGTATCAGCCATTCAAACCACCTATGCTCCCGCTGTGCTCACGATGATGTCGTGCTGGCCATCGGCTGTATCGATCCACTTACCGGACACGACCTTGCCGGTCGAGTCAGTGGTAAGTGTGATTGTCTTCACCCCGAGACCTGCGGCTCCTGCAGCTCCGGTGTCACCCTTCTCGCCCTTCGGGCCTGCGACTCCTGCAGCTCCGGTGTCACCCTTCTCGCCCTTC